GGTATATCAACAGACTTATTCAACGGCAGGCCGAGCTTGCACGAAAGGTTCCGCAAAAGCCAAAACCGACGCCAAAAAGGAGAAAGAAACGATGATCACCTGCACCCGCTGCAAACACCTGACCAACACCGACGAGGACGGTATGATCCTGACCTGCCGGTTATCCGGCGCGTCCTGTTTCATCAATGATTTGCCTTTCACAACGCTGCCTGGCTGCCCAAAGCAAGATTTGGAGGTAGACCATGACTAACAAAGAAGCGATTGAAGCATTAAATGTATTTCCACACAGAAGTTTTACCGTCTGTGGAAGTCAGGCCGTAAACGTATGGAACCGGAGGGATGACAATGCGACTGATTGATGCGGATGCGCTGAAAAAGATTATGGTTGAAACACTTGAAAATATCATGTGTTTTCCGCAAATGTCAGGTGAAGAAAGGCACATTATCTGCGCTTTTGATACAGTCGGGCAGATGATTGACGATGCTACCACCATTGACGCGGTTCCAGTGGTGAGATGTAAGGATTGCAAGCACATAGAGATGACTGGTAGAGCGCCGTTTATGATTTTTGTGTGCAATCACGGAAAAGGGCTTCGCGATAGCATAGAAGCTAGCGATTTTTGCCCATACGGAGAACGGAGAGTGGACGATGGAACGTAAAGGAATCATCACCCACTGGATGCAGCTGCCACCATGTCCTATACAAAAGGAGGAATGAGACCATGACCCCAACCTACCGCGTGACGTGGACGGTATACGGGAATACCAAAACGATTGTGATGGATGGAAATTTACAGGAGATTATCACAGATATTGAGGGCCGATTTAGGGACTTTGAGGCTCTTGAAGTAGTAAAGATCTCAAAGGAGTAGGATATGGAAAATCAGGTTAAAATTACGCTCATTGAAATCGAAAACAGCAAGCGCATCAAGGCATTTAAAGCGCACCCGGCAGAAAATGGTTTAACCGTGATCGGTGGAAGAAACGGGCAAGGGAAAACATCCGTTTTGGATGGAATCGCGTGGGCACTGGGCGGCGAAAAATACAGGCCAAGCCAACCGCAGCGTGAAGGTGCACTGACACAGCCTTACATCCATCTGGTTTTATCAAACGGTCTTGTGGTTGAGCGAAAGGGACAAAATTCATCCCTGAAAATCACCGATCCTTCCGGACGCAAGGGAGGACAGCAGATTTTGGACGAGCTTGTCAGCAAACTGGCGCTGGATTTACCAAAATTCATGCAGATGACTTCCAAAGAAAAGGCACGGACGCTTTTGCAGATCATCGGCGTAGAACAGGAACTTGCAGCGCTTGAGCAAAAAGAAAAGGAACTATATAACCAGCGCCTATATGTTGGACGTACCGCAGACCAGAAAAAAAAGTTTGCTCTTGAAATGCCCTATTATCCGCAAGCCCCGAAAGAGCCGGTATCTGCGTCTGATCTGATTGCACAGCAGCAGGATATTCTTGCTCAAAACGGCGAAAATCAGCGCAAGCGCGCCCGCAGAGACACGCTTGCAGCGCAGGCAAAACGGCTTGGCGATCAGATTGCGCAGATGCAGGCGCAATACGATCAGGTTATTGCAGACCTTGAAATTGCTACGCGCGACGCAAAGGATCTCATGGACGAATCCACTGCAGCGCTTGAGGAAAACATCCGTAACATCGAACAGATCAATGTTATGGTGCGTGCCAATCTGGATAAAGAAAAAGCCGAAGAAGACGCAAGGAATTATCAGGAACAATACGAACAGTTAACATCGCAAATCGATACCGTACGGGCCGATCAGATCATGCTGCTTAATGGCGCGCAGATGCCGCTTGACGGCCTGACCGTAAAAGATGGAGAACTAATGTATGGCGGATTTGCATGGGACAACCTTTCCGGATCAGATCAGCTGCGTGTTGCAACGGCAATTGTGCGCAGGCTTAATCCGCAGTGCGGCTTTGTGCTTTTAGATAAGCTGGAACAAATGGATCCGGACACCATGGCAGAGTTCGGCAGATGGCTTGAAAGCGAACGACTGCAGGCCATTGCAACACGCGTATCTACCGGCAGCGAGTGCAGCCTGATCATTGAAGATGGATACGGTATGGAACAGGAATTCGCGCAATCGCCTAAGAGATGGGAAGCAGGGAGGTTTTAAACGTGTATGAGATTACATCCGGCAAGATTGCCGCGGCACAGAAGGTCGTTGTTTACGGTCCGGAAGGTATCGGTAAATCCACTTTCGCAAGCAAGTTTCCGGATCCGTTATTTATCGATACGGAAGGAAGCACTAGAAACATGGATGTACGGCGTTTTCCTTCCCCTGAAAGCTGGCAGGCGCTTTGTGAAATGGCGCGTCATATCGTACAAAACCCGAATTTATGCAAAACGCTTGTTATTGATACGGCGGACTGGGCAGAGTACCTGTGCAGCGCGCATGTAATTGCACGAACCAACAGAAGCGACATCAAAGGAATCGAAGATTACGGATATGGCAAAGGGTATGTATATCTTGCAGAGGAATTTTCAAGGCTTTTGCACATCCTGGACGACGTAATCGCGTGCGGGATTCATGTTTGCGTCAACGCACACGCCATGATTCGCAAATTCGATCAGCCGGACGAAATCGGTTCGTACGACCGCTGGGAACTGAAACTCGGGAAAAAGACTGCACCTCTTTTAAAGGAATGGTGCGACCTGCTGTTGTTTGCCAACTATAAAACAATGGTTATCAATGTGGATAATCAGGGCGCTGCGAAAGGAAAAAACAAAGCACAGGGCGGTAAGCGCGTCATGTATACGGCGCACACCCCTGCCTGGGATGCGAAAAACCGGCACGGACTGCCGGAAGAATTACCGTTTGAATATCAGCAGATTGCAGGGCTTTTTTCTCTGGATCTGTCTGGAAGCGTCCCACCTAAGACTAGTAGCATCAGCAAGTCCAAGGAAGTAACCGCAACAGAGCAAAAAGCACCTGCAGCAAAAGCAGAACGAACGGCATCACCAGAACAGGACGCGCAAACGCAAGCGCCAGAATTGGGAAAAGAACGGCCAGAAAATATACAGCCGGAATTGTGGCAGCTAATGGAAGCAAACGCTGTATCGGAAAAGGAAATCCAATTTGCAGTGGCCTCAAAGGGCTATTATCCGATGCAAACCAGAATACAGGACTATGATCCCGGATTTGTCGCCGGCGTTTTGATCGGCGCATGGCCGCAGGTATATCAGATGATTTTACAGAGCAGACCCGACATGAAAGCACCGTTTTAATTGAAAGGAGATTTTCTTCATGCAGGACAATATTCAAAAAGCGTTTGGTTATGAACTTGACTGGGATTCGGCCATCGAAAACGATAGCACATTTGAACTGCTTCCGGAAGGCGATTATATTTTTGAGGTGCTGAGTTTTGCAAGAGGACGGCACAACGGCAGCGCGAAGCTGCCTCCCTGCGGCAAAGCAATTCTAAAGATCCGCCTGACCAGCCAAGACACGGGAAAACAGACAACAATTGAACACAATCTGTTTTTGCATTCCACCACAGAAGGCATGCTTTGCGCGTTTTTCACCGCAATTGGGCAGCGCAAGCGCGGACAACGGATCCAAATGAACTGGAACGCCGTACCCGGCGCAAAAGGACGATGCCACGTCACGATTCGCGACTGGACAAGCAATAATGGCAACAAGATGCAATCCAATCAGATTTCAAAATTTTATGAGCCGGAAGAACCTGTGCAGACGCGGAACGCTGCGTTTACGCCCGGACAATTCTGATGCAGGAGGCCATGCATCTGCGGCCATATCAGCAGGAAGCGCGTGAGAAAGTAAAGGCGGAATGGTCTTCGGGCCATTCCCGCACTTTACTGGTACTGCCAACCGGTACCGGCAAGACCATCGTATTTGCCAAAATTGCCGAAGATATGGTTGCAGCCGGTTCGCGCGTGCTGATTCTGGCGCATCGTGGAGAGCTGCTGGATCAGGCGTCCAATAAAATCCTGCGTGCGACAGGACTTATATGCGCAACAGAAAAAGCGGAGCAGACCAGCGCCGGCAGCTGGTACCGCATTACCGTTGGATCGGTACAAACCCTGATGCGCGAAAGCCGTCTGAAACAGTTTCCTGCCAATTACTATAATACCATTATTATCGATGAGGCGCATCACTGCCTGTCGGAAAGCTATCAGCGCATTTTATCGCATTTTAAAGGCGCAAATGTGCTTGGTGTTACCGCAACGCCGGATCGCGGCGATATGCGCAATCTTGGACAGTTCTTTGATTCGCTGGCCTATGAATACACGCTGCCAAAGGCAATCCGCGAGGGATATCTTGCGCCGATTAAGGCGCAGACCATTCCGCTTTCACTGGATCTTCGCGGCGTTGGCATGCAAAACGGCGACTATAAAGCCGCCGATATCGGAACCGCGCTGGATCCCTATCTGGAACAAATTGCCGATGAAATGATTAAAACATGCGCTGACAGAAAGACGGTCGTATTTCTGCCGCTGGTAAAAACAAGCCAGAAATTCAGAGACATTTTAAACAAAAAAGGCATGCGCGCAGCAGAAGTCAACGGAGAAAGCAGCGACAGGAAAGAAATACTGGAAGCGTTTGACACCGGGAAATATAACGTCCTTTGCAATTCCATGCTGCTTACGGAAGGCTGGGATTGTCCAAGCGTTGACTGTGTTGTTGTTTTACGCCCGACAAAGGTGCGAAGTCTTTATTGCCAGATGGTCGGGAGAGGCACCAGGCTGCATCCGGGCAAGGATCACCTGCTGCTGCTTGATTTTTTGTGGATGACCGAGCGGCATGAACTATGCAGGCCTGCGCATCTGATCTGTGAAAACGCGGAAGTTGCGCAGAAAATGACTGAAAATCTGGAAGCGGCATGCGGCGCAGTGGATATCGAAGAAGCTCAGGAAAAGGCGTCCGCCGATGTAATTGCGCAGCGTGAGGAAGCCCTTGCAAAAGCGCTTGCAGAAATGCGCAAAAGAAAACGCAGGCTTGTCGATCCCCTGCAATTTGAAATGAGCATCCAAGCCGAAGATCTTTCAAGCTATACGCCGGCATTCGGTTGGGAATGCGGACCGGCGTCCGACAAACAGAAAGAATCGCTTGAAAAGCTTGGGATTCTGCCGGATGAAATCGACAACGCCGGTAAAGCCGCAAAGCTGCTGGACCGTCTGGCAAAGCGCCGGGAAGAAGGGCTTACAACGCCAAAGCAAATCCGTTTTTTGGAAGGACGCGGTTTTGCACATGTCGGAACATGGCAATTTGATGCGGCGCGCAGGCTGATCGATCGGATTGCAGCAAACAACTGGCGCATTCCTGCCGGTATCAACCCTGCGGAATACCAGCCTTAAAAGAAGGAGCAGACCATGCACGAAGGATATGAATTGCTGGAAGTATTAAACCGGATTGACCCATCCAACTGCGATTATAACCAATGGTGCCAGATCGGCATGGCGCTGAAGCATGAAGGATATACCGCGTCTGATTGGGAAAGTTGGTCCAGCCGGGATGCGGCGCGCTATCATCCCGGTGAATGTTTTATCAAATGGGGCAGCTTTTCAGGCGGAGGCGCAGCGCCCGTTACCGGTGGAACCATCGTTCAGATTGCGCGCGATCAGGGATGGCGTCCGGCAGAAGATACTTTTGAACTGGAATGGGACGCTGAAATCGGATCCGGGGACGACCTTGTCGTAGTGCATCGGGATTGGGTTGAGGACGTTGAAATCCCACAGATGCAGTCCTGGGATCCTGCATCTGAAATCATCCGGTACCTGGAAACGCTCTTTGAGGCCGGCGAAACCGTCGGATACGTTACGGAAAGCTGGCAAAAAAAGGATAAATACCTGCCTGCAAAAGGCAGCTATACCCGCACCGCAGGCGAGCTGATCGAGAAACTATCCACATGCGGCGGAGATATCGGCGCAGTGCTTGGCGATTATAACCCGGAGGCAGGCGCATGGATTCGATTCAACCCGCTGGATGGAAAAGGCGTAAAGAACGAAAACGTGACCGATTATCGGTATGCGCTGGTAGAATGCGACAATCTGCCTGTTGAAAAGCAAAATGCGCTGATCCGTCAATTGGAACTGCCGTGTGCAGCGCTGGTTTACTCCGGTGGAAAAAGCCTGCATGCAATCGTCCGGGTGGAAGCGCAGGATTACCAGCAATACCGCCAGCGCGTGGACTATCTTTATACGGTTTGCCGAAAAAACGGATTAGAATTGGACACGCAGAACAAGAATCCTTCCCGGTTGTCCAGAATGCCTGGCGCGATGCGCGCCGGGAAAAAGCAGCATATTGTAGATATCAATATCGGAAAAAGCAGCTGGAACGAATGGCAGAAATGGATCGAAAGCGTCAATGACGACCTGCCGGACCCGGAAAACCTTGAAAGCGTTTGGGATAATCTGCCGCCGCTTGCGCCCCAACTGATCAGAGGCGTTTTGCGCCAGGGGCATAAGATGCTCATTGCAGGCCCCAGCAAAGCCGGGAAAAGCTATCTGCTGATGCACCTTTGCTGCGCCATCGCCGAGGGCAAAAGCTGGATCGGGTGGCCCTGTACACAGGGGCGCGTTTTGTATGTGAACCTGGAACTGGACCGTGCAAGCTGCCTGCACCGGTTTCGCGAGATCTACACCGCGCTTGGCTGGCGCGGCGCAAACACCGGAAATATCGATATATGGAACCTGCGCGGAAACGCTGTGCCCATGGACAAGCTTGCGCCAAAACTGATTCGCAGAGCCGCAAAAAAGAACTATATTGCCGTTGTAATCGACCCGATTTATAAAGTCATTACCGGTGACGAGAACAGCGCGGACCAGATGAGCCGGTTTTGCAATCAGTTCGATATGATCTGTTCGCAGCTTGGAACCGCCGTCATATACTGTCACCACCACAGCAAGGGATTTCAGGGGCAAAAACGCAGCATGGACCGCGCCAGCGGCAGCGGCGTTTTTGCGCGGGACCCGGACGCGCTGCTGGATCTGATCGAACTGGAATTGCCGGACAGCGTAAGGACACAGCAGAAAAACCGGGCAATCTGCCAATGTGTGGACCGGTGGCTGTTCAAGTGTGTGCCGAACTATTTGCAGGATGTTTCTCAGGACGACCTGCTCAGCGCCGTTCAGGCTCAAATTGCCGCCAAAAAGCTTTTGTCTGACGAGGATTATGCCGCCTGCGTTGCAGATATCAACGCCGAAATTACGCGCATCTCAGGCGTATCCGGGTGGCGCATTGACGGGACGCTACGCGAATTCAAACGGTTTGACCCGGTGAATTTATGGTTCGATTTTCCCGTACATCGGGCAGACGAAACCGGGATATTGACGGACGTTGCTGCCGGAGAGGAAAAAGCGCCCTGGCAAAAGGCTGTTGAAAAGCACCGGGAAAGCGCACCAAAAAAGCGCGAAGAAAGAACCAGAAACCTTGAAAGCGCCATCGCAAACGCCAACGCAGGCGCGCCGCCAACGCTCTCACAGGTCGCAGAATATCTGAACGTCGCGGAACGCACCGTACGCGGATGGGTTAACAGCAACAAAAAATATGTAATTAACAAGGGGTTGATTTACAGAATTGGAGAGCAGGAAAAAGTGCAGGAAACATGAAAAATCAGTTTTTTGCAAAAATTGCAAAAAACAGAAAAAACATGTTACAAGGTAAAAATTGCAAAAAGTGCAAAAAACTATGTTGTCTGCCAAAAATGTTGCAAGAAATATGTTTTTTATGTTTTATGTCAAAAATGCAGTCCCATATATATATATACAATATATATATGGCAACGCAAGGTTTCCCTGCGGTAACGGTGGTAGGGGTTGGCGCTTAAAAGCCGCGCCCCCCCCCACCATTCCCGCAGTAGGAAACAAACCCCATACCCCTTGAAGAAAAAAAAGAAAATGGAACTTTTTCACTTTAGAGCATTAAAGTGTATGGAGGACTGACATGAAAAAGAAAATGAAACGAAATTGTTTGCTGGACGCTGCCAACAGCATGCCGCCCCTACAGCACTGGGACGGGACGGAGCCGTTTGATATCACGCACAGCGAAGTTTGCAGATGGCTGACGCAGCAGCCGGAATTGGCGCAGTATCTGTTCGACCAGGTTAAATGCGCGAACATTGTGTACGACAAGGAATCGCGAACGTGGAGAGGGGTGGATTGGCGGCCATGATGATGCAGTTTTTCATGCCGATGATTCCGCCTACTGCAACGGGCCAGGAGCACAAAATTGCGGTGGTGAACGGCAAGCCCATTTATTATGACCCGCAAAACCTTAAGGACGCAAAAGCGAAAATGACCGCGCATCTGGCAAAGCACAAGCCAGAAAAGCCGATAGAGGGCGCAGTGCGGATCTTTGTGAAATGGTGCTTCCCTTGCGGAGAGAAACACGCGCCTGGTTCCTGGCACACGGAAAAGCCTGACACGGATAACCTGATAAAGGCTTTCAAGGACTGCATGACAAAGCTTCGGTTCTGGAAAGACGATTCGCAGGTTGCAAGCGAGATCAACGAAAAATTCTGGTCGGACGTTCCCGGAATCTGGGTCCGTGTGGAGCAGCTGCATGAATGACCGGGCAATGTGGTCAGACATCTGGCGCTTTTATCTGCTGGCAAGGCAAGCGGCAACAGACCGGCAGATCGAGACGGCGGCGCAAACGATGAGCCAGCTGTCTGCAAAATATCAAAGTGAATTGTGTGACGCGCTGTTATGCGCAGTATGGACAAGCAAAGGAGTTGACAGGGCTTGACGGCAAAACAATGGCTTAGCAGGGGGTATGACATCGACAAGGAAATCAACGCGCTTTTGCTGGCGCAGGCTCGGGTGCGCGCATCGATGATGCATGTCACGCCTGCTTATTCCGGGGACGTGCGCGTACAGACCAGCGTAGTGCGCGGCGATCAGACCGAAACGGCGATTGACAGGCTTACGGAACTGGAAAAACGAATCAATGAACGCATTGACGCTCTGACCACCGTAAAGGCCGAAATTTTGGGCGCGATTGCGAAGGTAGACAATGGCACGTTTCGGGCGCTTCTCACGGAAAGATACGTCAATTTCAAAGCCTGGGAGGCAATTGCAGCAGGGATGCATTACGACACAGACCATGTGCGCAAGTATCTGCATTCGCTGGCGCTGTCGCAGGTTAGCAAAATCATTTTTTGAGTTACCCGTTTTTACCCGCTCGACATGTGGTAATATGATACCGTCGAAAGGTCGCCAAGGAAAGGCGGCCTTTTCGTTTTGGGAGGGTAGCACGATGGGCAGCATGATCAAATGGATTCAGACGCCAAAGAGCTGCAGGGAATGCGAATGTTGGGACAAAAAGATGAAAACATGCAGGCTGAAAGTGTGCAGATTTCCTGCGAAACGGTAAAAGAGAAAGCATTTAAAACGGATACACTTGTATCCCTGATTGCACGTGGAGAAGAACATGCGTTTTATGTGTCACCGGCTTGGCGAGCGCGCAGAAAACAGGTTCTTGCACTTGATCGGTATGAGTGCCAACGGTGCAAGGCACGGGGACGATATGCGCGGGCGGTAGTTGTTCATCATGTGGCGCACCTCAAGGAGAGGCCGGATCTGGCGTTGTCGGTCTTCGGTGACGATGGGCAGACGCGGCAGCTGGTCAGTGTGTGCAAGCAGTGCCATGAGATGCTGCATGCGCAGGAGTTTCGGTGCGTGGTGGGCGAGGCGCTGACCGTGGAACGGTGGGATTGATGGTATGCCCCCCCCCGTAAAATAAAACGGTTTTTGGCTTTAGGCCGTTAC